CCTTTGTCTGTAGTAGAACTACTGTGACGTTAGTTCCCCACGCAGCTTGCAAAGTCGCTAGGACGTTAGCAGATGCTGTGTCGTTCAGGAAGTCGATTGTGACTGATGATGCCTCAAGACCCTTGACGAACTTATGGCCAGAGTCACCCATTGCGGTAACTTCAAGCTCATCGAATGCGCGGTTGAGTGTTACTGATGTAACGTGGTCTGATAGATCGACTGAGTTTACCTTCACGCCGACGTTGTTGCTTAGAAATACAGCCATGAGATTATTCCTCGTCTTTCTTGGTAGTTACTGGCTTAGGTGTTGATGGTGCTACCTGCCCGATCTTCTTCAGGAAGGCTTCTTGCTCTTTTTCCCACTCGGACATTTTAGCTCCAACTCGTTAGGACTGAGATATTGATATTGCATGTAAGTAGATCACCCGAAGCGGCACTTAGTACGGCTGGCGCCGAGACCTCTGTGACGTTGTAGGTGTAGGTCGATGCAGCGAGCAGGTTAAAAACCCGGACGATGTTATCTTCCATCCCGTTAAGGTTGCCTTCATTGTCGAGCAAGGGAACCATGACGGAAATAACGAAATTAGCCATAGGCGAGATCGATGCATGCCAGCCGTTAGACGGTGAGATGTAAGGATCTGCTGGCGCTACGATCACGCTGTTGGCGATCGGTGTTGCAGGTGGAAATGAGAAAACTGAGTACAGTGAATTATCTGTAAGTGCTGAGGCTATGCCTGCGCGGAGTGTTGAGATGGAGGCCATTAGCCCACCATCGATCTCGGATCAAGATAAGGTGCTAGAAGGCCACGAACACGGGCTAAGAGTGTGTTACCCATGCGGTAAGGACTTGGCTGGTAGCCATCGATAGTCACTCCACCAGATGAAGGTGCTTGGCGTGACTGCCAGATATCGATTGAGATCATAAGCGCAGCTTCTTGAATCGCTGGGACTGTTGCAGGATCCAAATAAGTATCTGCGGCTAGTAGACCATAAGGATTGATCGGATGGCGTGGAGTCACCACGTTGTTGTTGCCTGTGATCGCATAAGTGATTGAATAAGTATCGCGACCTGTGATGGTCTTTGATCCGTTGTGCTTAGATCCTGCGCCAGAGATAACAACTGTCTGTCCAACGTATAGAACGTCTACAACTGATTCTGAAAAATAAGACGTGCCGGTATTGGCGGTGTTGCTATGCCCAACAATTGAAAGAGTATTAGACCAGATAAAAGGCAATAGGACATTATCGGCAGTATCGCAAACCTGCTGCAAGACTGCATCAGCGTAGAGCGTGCCAACGCCTAGGGCGGTGCGTAACTCTGCAACTGTAGTCAATGCCATGCTCTTATCCTTTCTAAAGACTGGTGGGGTAGAAGGGCACTACCCCACCAGCGACTTAAGTGTGGCTTACGCCTTGTTGTTCTTGAACGCGCCTGCGCCGACCTTGGTCGCGATTGCGCCGAAGCCGTAGTAGCCGATTGTTACCTGTCCTGCTGCTGTTGATTCAGCGCGTAGGCGGTAAGTTGGTGACTCATACCAGGTGTAAGCATCTGGGTTTACAACGAGGATTGTTCCATCGCCATCGCCTGCGTTTGTAGGATCAACGTAGAGGTTAAGGCCTGCAACGTTACCTGTAAGAGATGTAGGTGCTACAACTCCGCCTGCGTTCATTGGCTGTGACGCTGTGTAGATTGGGCGTCCTGCATCGTTAAGAGACATGATGTTTGACCATTGTCCTGTTGATACGACCATGTTGCGAGCAAATGGGTTTGGAAGTCCTGCTGTTGCGCCATAGACAGATGCTGATCCGCGAGCAACGATTCCGAGGAGTTCGGCTGCTGTTGGGTAAGTAACTGTTGTAGTTGCATCTGCAGTTGCACCAGAGATCAATGCTGCGTTTACTGCTGCGTTGGTTGTCTTTGCGTAAGCTGCTGCCATGTTGCGGACAAGCTCATCAAAGAATGCTGGAGATGTACGATCTAGCAATTCGACAGAGAATGTCTGCTGTCCAGCGTACTTCTTTACAGATACTGAAAGGAATGCTGCATTCTGATCTGTGTCTGAGAATGCTGCGTCTTCTGCTGTCTCTGCAACTGTTGGCATCTGTGTGATCTTTGGGATCTCAAAAGTCATGCCTGCATCTGGAAGAACTCCGCGTGAGATCGCATCAATCGATGGGCGGATAGTTGTACCGAGTGGGTTGATGATTTCTGAGAGCTGACGTGTTGGCACGAGACCAGCGTTGTCTGTTGTGTTATCTGCTGCTGCGATCCATTGACGAGCTGAGTCGTCTCCGAGTGCTGCGCGGATTGTGTTCTCTGCATACTTAGCAGCTGTTACTTCAATGCGTGGCTTTGTGTAAGCCATTGCTGTTACAGCAGGGCGAGCAGCTTCAACTGCGGCAGCCTCAACTGTAGGTGTTGCTTCGACTGCTGAAGTGGTTTCTTCCACGGTGGCTGTCTCGCTTTCTGTTGGTAGGGTTTCTTCAACGGCTTCATCTTCAGATGCCGCGATATCGGTTACGGCCGCAGACTTAAAGGCTGCTGCCTGAACCAAACTAACTTCGAGTAGGTCAGCACTCGATACATACAGAACGCCATTCTTAGGCTTTGCTGCATTGACCATAACTCCGACTGAAAGACCGGTACGGAGTTCTTCTGAGGCTTCGATGAGAGCATCTGTGCCACGGGATGATTTAGAAATCTTGAATGAGGCAAAGATGCCTTCTTCTGTTTCGTTAAAGAATTGAGCGCGGCCGATTGGCTGCTTTGGGTCATGCTCCAAAAGGAGCTTCACTTTGCTTGAATCAGCTATGTTAATCGCTCCGCGCTCAAAGACAACTGCCCCGGCGGAGGTGTTTCCAACCTCGCCATTAAAGGGGACGATCTTGCCAGAGATAGTACGCGCTGCGCTATCTGCTGTGAGTTCTGCTGAGAATGTAAGCATCTCGCTCATATCATTCCTTCACTTCCGTTAGGTGTTAAGTCGGTCATCTCCATCGCTTGCTCCTGGGTAATTAATTGCAGATCGAGGAGTTCACGAATAATTGAAAGTTCTTTAAGTGGATCTGTACGAAGATAATTGCTATCTAGGTCAAACTTGACCACGTTGCCACGAGCTGTGATGTCGTCCATTGAAAGACGATCCTCGATAGCAGATACGAAAGGTTGCAAAGATAGAGTCAGGAATTGAAGTCTCTCGTCTTGGACGTTGGCGTAAGTCATTGTCGTGTTCTGATCTGCTGAGACGTAATAAGGTGGAACGTTGCAGAGACGAGCAATCTCGGTTGCAAGGTTCTGGATTGCCTCGTTATACATCATGTCTTTAGGGCTAAATCCGACTGTCTCGTACTGAAGAGTAGAAGTGAGGTAAGCCGTTGAGCGGTTCTGGCGTGCATTCTTGAACGCTGCGAGAAGGCCTTGAACTTCTGCAGGCGGTAGGTCTGCGCCTGTATTCTTTAAGTAGCCAGTAGGCATCGGAGTAGCCGCTGCAATTACTGAGGCTTTCTGGATATCTAACGCGGCGCGGATTGTAGATACGCCTGTGTTGAGAATGCCATCGCTGAGTGATTGGAACGTGATTAGAGATCCCAGACCATCCATCGGTACTGTTGTTCCATCGATGGCGTAAGACTTTACGAATACGTTATCGCGATCAAGTGTTGCAGTAACGCGACTGTTAGCAATCCACTCAAAACGAGATGGTCGACCATCCTCCTGGTAAGTCTCAACAACTTGCCAGAATGCTTGGCCGTAAAATAGAAGTGAATCAACTGTGTAGGCGATAGTCACCGAACGCGGTTGATGATACGAAGGCTGATCAAGCCAAAGTGGCTTGCCTAATTCTTCGCCTGTTGATTTCTTGTAAAGTTCGAGAGGGATTGTGCCGATTGTTCCAGCAAGCAGATTCCGGCATCGTGCTAGAGCTGGTACTCCCATTGCCTCGGTGCGTCCGACGTAGGCAAACTGAAAAGGCATTGCATAAGGTGAATACTCACCCAGAACCTGCGGAGCATACTGCGCTTCGATGTTGGCTTTTGGTGATGCACCTGTGAGGCGCGAAAGGATACCCATAGAGGGCAATTATACACTACTCCGTGTAAATCGCTGCGATCTGTTGAGGTTTTAATAACATCGATACAACCATTGCTAAACCGATAGGCGCTGAAATATCGCCAGCGCTCTTACGCTTTACGATTCGCCATGCAGAGTCATTGACTTTGGCAGCGCAGTTGTTCATCTGCTGGATGAGTTCTTTCTGCCCATTGTGAACCACTCGATGATTAACTAGACCATCTAAGAGATCCGAGCAGGCCTGATAGAACTGCTGGCCTGAGACGTCTTGAGTAATTTGTCCAGCATTAGCCAGTCTTTCAGCAATCGATTGAGTCGCATACTTGTCGTAGCAGATCATCTTGGGACGATACTGATCAGCCCACCCCTTGATATCAGCTGCGATCTTTAGATCATCTACCGAGACTTGACTTTCCCACGTCTGGAGGATTCCCACGCCGATGCGCCCGTCACCCATAATTTGACCAGCAACGAGGCTCGCATTGCGGCGAGACGGAGATACGTCGAAGCCAAAAACTGTATAGCCGCCGATCGGGATCTGGAGCGTGGCATCGGAGGTCTCCTCAAGTACCCCATTAGGCCATGGACTCTGGAGAGAATCAATCCATTGGCATAGAAGTTCAGTTCTAGTGTCTTCAATCTTGTTAGTTGCCACAGCTTCTTCAAGTGATTCCTCCGTTATTGTGTAGCCGAGTGCTGGATTGGCCAGCGCCCAGGCATTGCGGTCTGTGATCTTGCAGTATTGCGGTGCTGAGTATTCGTAGAGTGCGAAAGACTTTGGTGGGTTAGATAAGGCTCTTTCACGCAGGTTATTTAGCGTTTCAGAGAAGGCGTCCCCGGCATTGGAAGTCAGAAAGGTCTGAGAGTTGGCACGGGCACGAGTTGTAGGAATAGCAGCTGTATAACCTTCCTTGCTGATCTCTCGAACCTCATCGATCCAGAGAAAGTCTGCTGTGCGACCACGAGATGAGTCACGAGTATCAGATACCAGGTCAAGTGTTGCTCCGTTGAGGAGTTCGATGCGTTCGCCGCCGTTGGCGTAACGGATTGCCTTAGTGCCTGCCTTGAGGTGAGGTGCATTCTCGATAATCCAAGCAATCTCACGAAAGGTCATAAGAGCTGTGGCTCGGTTAGAGCTCATGATCAGATGCTTAGTCTCGCCACCATAGAACAAGCCCCAAATGACGCGCATACGGCCTAGATGGGACTTGCCGTTCTGTCTAGCCACCAGAAGCAGAGAAGTCTTGCGAATGTAATTGCCCTTAGCGTCAATACGCATCATGTCGTCAAGAACCCA